GGAACTTATGGTGGCGCAACATCTGTTCCTGTTCTTGCAATCAACGCAAAGGGCCAAGTCACAAGCACTGGCACGGCTGCGATTACAAGCGGATTAACTGGCTTTAGAAATCGAATTATTAATGGTGATATGCGACTGGATCAAAGAAGTGGTGGAACAGCATATGCAATCACATCTTCACTTTATGGAAGTTGCGACAGATGGGGGTCTTTGGCTGGAGCAAATGGTGTGTGGTCGCAACAAAGAGTAACAACTGGATCGACAGACTTTCCATTTGCAACAAGAGTTCAAAGAACCGCTGGATCAACATCAACTGTTTTTGGCTACATTGGTCAAGTTATTGAAACAGCAAACTGCCAAGATTTAGCGGGGCAGACTGTAACACTATCATTTTACGCAACTGCTGGGGCAAACTTTTCAGCAACATCATCACTAATTAACCTTACTATAGATGTTGGAACTGGGTCAGACCAAGGATGGGCATCATTAAATGCGGCAACTTGGACTGGTTACACTGCGATTCTAAATACTACGCAGGCAATAACAACAACAAGAACAAAATATTCATTCACAACCACAATATCATCTGGCGTAAATGAAATAGCAATTAGGTTTGCAGCAGCAGGAACTGGAACAGCGGGAGCGAACGATTGGTTTCAAATCACAGGAATCCAACTCGAAGCAGGTTCAACGGCTACGGACTTTGAACGCAGGCCGATTGGGACGGAGTTGATGTTATGTCAGAGGTATTACCAAAAGAGAGTTGGTGATTCCTATGCTACTGGGGTTTCTGGACAAGCATACGGAACAGCAACAGTGTATGGATCTGTTTCGTTTATCCAAGAAATGAGGAAAGCACCAGATATATCCTTAACGGCAACTGGTTCGGCGGCAAATACAATTTCATTTATGAATAATTTATTAGCACATCCAGCAACAATGGGTACTATTACAGCAAATACAATTAGCGTGAATGGATTTCAAATGCTTGGGAATGGATATACATCTGGATTTACTGCTGGGAATGCAAGCCTTCTGTATAGAAATGGTCTTGGAGAAATATGGAATGCGAGCGCAGAGCTATGATTGAATACAAGCTAATCAAAAACTATTTAGATGGTGAAATAAATACTGTTTATAAAATAGACAGCAATATTTTTATACCTTTTGACGAAGGAAATTCCAGCTACCAAACCTACCTAAAATGGCTTTCCGAAGGCAACACCCCGCTTCCTCCAGACCAAGAGTAACAAATGACCCTAACTGAAATCGCCCAATACGCAGGCGAGAAGGTTGGTAAGACCGACTCGGATACGCTTACCTTCTTGCAAAAAGCCGCAAGCCTAGCCTATCGGCGCGTATGGGACTTTGCCCCTTGGCGTGAAACTGTCACCAACTCCACCTATTCAGTTGGAACAACTCGTCTTATTACTTTAGGGACAAATGTTGAAACTCCTCTTTCTGTTGCCTACAACGATGCAGAGGTTGACCCGATTGATCTAGCCACAATTATTAGTCAAGACCCAGGATTGCTTTCAGATGAACGTACTGGCGATCCAGACACCTATCATTTTACTGGCCGTAACAGCAGTGGCGTTGCAGAGTTAAACCTTTACCCAAGGTTAAAAACTGCTGGTACAACTCCATTGCGCGTTGTTGAAAAGCTGAAATGTCTTACACGCACAAATATCATTGTTGACTTTCCTCCATCCCAAGCCGCGCTAGATGACGAACTTCGCTTGCCCCACGTTCATCACTTGGTTCTAGCCTTGACGCATTCTGATGCCCTAGAGCGCGAACGGCAGTATGCCAAGGCACAAGCCATCACGCAGACTGCTAATTCTGACCTTGCGGCTATGGCTAACTACGAGTTGAGCCAGGTTGGTGGAGTGAAGCAGATCACACCACAGAGTCTTGGCGAGCTAACCATAGAAGAAATGTTCTCGGCGTAAAGGAGGCTTATGCCTTATTACAGCGACAATTTGGACGATGTTCTGTCGTTTGACGGAATACGCAATTTTACTGGTGGTCAAGCCAGCGGTCTGCAATCCGACCTACTAGCCGAGAACCAAGTACAAGAGTTGTACAATATGACCCTTTCGCCAAAGGGTAATCTTGAGACTCGCGTTGGTGCGACAAGCTTTGCAACTGGAGCAACCAGCGCAGTAACTTCAGTAGGAGGAATGCGGTACTACGAAACATCCGCATACCAGCAATTATTGACTGTTACTGGCGGAAGATTTTACAGCATTGAATCAAGCGGAAGCGCGACCGAACACATTGGATACCAAGAATGGGCTAATACAAACACAACCTGGACAGCAGCCACAAGCCAATGGCGAGATGGCTACAGCGTCTCTGAAGACATCGAGGTGTCTTTTGCACAGTTTGTTGACAAGATGTTTCTATCTGATTCCGATAGCGATCTACACTTTTGGGATGGAACTGCGGTTGAGAGGCAGGGCGGCAAGGTTAGGGCAATAACAGTAACAACTGGTGGCACTGGATATACTAGCGCAACAGCAATTATTACTGGACCTACACTTGGCGGGGCGATGCCAGAACTTATTACGCTGGTGGCTGGCGGGGCTGTTACTGGCGTAACGGTTGTTAATGGCGGGTCTGGCTATATTACTGCCCCAACTGTTACAATCATTGGGAATGGCTCTGGTGCTACGGCTACGGCTACAGTCAGCGCGCCTCCAGCGGGTATTAGGATTTTGGTCAACGCTGAGAATAGACTGTTCGGCGTTGGCTCTGGTGCAAATAGAAACACGCTTTACGCCTCCGACATTCTTGATCCCTCTGTATGGGCATCAACCAACAGCATCGTTGTCAACGGCGATGACGGCGATCAGATTACGGCTGTTGTGCCTTACTACAAGAATAGGCTGATCGTATTTAAGAAGCGCAGAGTGTTCCAGGTTGATATTCCTAGCGATGCTACGTCTGGTGCGGACTGGATTGTTTCAATCATTTCAAACAATACTGGATGCGTGGCAACTGGCACTGCGGTGCAAGTAAGCAGCGACATTTTGTTTCTGTCAGATAACGGAATCAGATCGCTTGTTCGGTCTGTAGCGGATGACTTTAGCTCAGTTGGCATACCAATCTCAGAGGTTGTCAAAGATGTTATCCAAAGCATCAACACGGATTCTATTAGAGTGGCTACTGCAATCTACTACGACAACCGCTACTTCCTAGCTATACCTACTGGATCGAACGATTACAACGACACGCTCTTGGTTTACAATACAGCATTAGGCGCATTCGAGGGAACTTGGAGTCCGCAGGTTATGCAGTTCACGCTTACGAACTTTAATCAAGAAGGCTCTAGGGCGATGTTTAAGAAGACCAATGGCATCATTGAGAAGTACGCTGGCTACAAGTCTCCCGCTGGCACTACGTCCGCAGATTATCAAGATGCTGGAACTGACTACCAATCCTATGTAAGAACAAAAGACTTTAACTTTGGTGATGCGTTCTCGCTAAAATACGGAAGCTATTTTGAGGTTATCTTTGACAACTCTTTCTCGTCCGATGCTACTGTGGCAATCCAGCGCGACATTGACGTTGGCGATATTGAAGTTGCATCAAACATCAATATAGCAAGCTCGGTTCTTACTCTTCCATTCACGCTGCCAGCAGTCCTTCCAACATCAGTCAAAAAGAAGCTTGCCAGTGACCTGCGCAAGTACGAGAAGTGGCGGTTGTTAAACATCAAAATTTCAACGCCAGCAAACAAGATGGCGATCCGCCAAATCACGGCTGCTGCCAATCCAGATACAGTCCAGATCCAGCAAACAATATGACTGCTGTTGAGTACATTGAGCAAAGCGGTGTTCCAGAGGCTATGTGGCCTAACCTGGCTGAGTGGTTTGGCTGGTTTGAGAAGCAAGGGATGGTTGGCGTGGTCGAGGATAAGGATGGGATTGCTGGCGTAGCTTTGGCTAGGTGTATCAAGGATGGGCAAAAGGCTGACCATTATGTGCATAGCGAAGATGGTCAGAATGTGTTTGTCGATTTGACTATCTCCTCAAAAGGTGCTAAATCCTTGAGATGCTTGCTGTTGCTCCTTTGGGAGCGTTTTGGTCCTCGCAAGCGGATCACCTTTAATCGTTCTGGTAAACCAAGGAGTTACGACTATATGACATTTATGCGAAAGGCTAGAGTTTAATATGGGTGGAGGACCTTCAATTCCTGCACCTCCGCCCCCGCCCGATCCAGCAGCGGTAGCGCAGGCCAATGCAGAGGCTTATCGGAAGAACATTGATACCTACATCGAGAAAGCCCCAGCGATGGCAGAGCTTGAGAATAAGCTTCGCCTTCAATATATGCCTCAACAGCGTGGTTTGGAACGCCAGTTATCAGCCCTTGACCAGCAGGCAGGCGTGCAGGCTGGGATGCAGCTAGAACGACAATACGGACCACAGCGCACGCTGGAATCACTCCGTAGGCAGTATGAGACTAGCCCACAAGCGTATGCCTTGAATCGTGGATTAGGCGATCAGATGACACGCCAGTTCGAGCGTCTTTATGGCACATCGCCCTATGCCTCGGTTGAGCAGAATGTAGCGTTTAACCGCCAGCCAGGACCAGTTGATTTTTACGGTACGATTGGCACGAATATCGGTAGTCCAGAGTTAAAGGCGTAATATGGCAGTATTATCTAAAGAGGAATTTTACAATCAGAAGTATGCTCCTACGGCAGATTGGAATAAATTATTTTATACAAATCCAAATCATTTCCAATCAGCAAATCCACCATCTGATTATAAAAATTTTTTAGATGGAGTTTCATCATATAATGGTGGTTGGTCT